GCGTAGCTTACGACCGTTTTGTCCCTCACCTGCTCAACCTGATCAAACGGCAGGGTGAAGCTATTGCTGAACTCCAAGCCGAAGTAGCCGCTCTCAAGGGCGCGTAGTCCTACTCTCTAAACCCTCTCACCTGAGCCTACCAATCGGTGGGCTCTTTTTTTTCTCCATACACACTTTACTTATGTCTACCACATTCACTTGGAACATCGCCCAAATGGAACGCGAAGTCGAAGACGGCTTCGTTTACACCGTGCATTACACCGTTGACGCCAAAGATGACACCTATGCAGCTGGTGCATACGGTTCCATCGGTCTGGAGCGTCCTGAGGACGAAATGATTCCGTTTAGCGAACTGACCCCTGAAGTCGTTGTGGGTTGGCTCCAAGACCAGCTTGGCGCAGAAAAGGTGGCTGAAGTCGAAGCCGCTCTCCAGGCTCAGCTTGATGAACAGCGTCAGCCGACCAAGGCTGCTGGTTTGCCCTGGGCTTGATCTTTTTAAACATTACTTGGTAATTACCAATGCTTACCATTCTTGGCCTTAAAGTCTCCTATGAGACCATCGTTTTCTTTGCCCTGTTCCTGGGTTCTGAAGTTATCGGTGCATCTAAACTCAAATCAAATAGTGTTGTTCAACTGATTCTTGGCGGTATTGCCGCCCTGAAGCCTCTGCGTAAAGAGGACGACAAGCTTAACCAAGTCAAAAACATCTTTAAAGGTTGAGGCTATGGTGCTGCTTCCGGTGAAGCAGTATTACGCCCAAACTGATAGTGCAACTGGTCATGGAGGCCGGATGTGCTTTAGCTCTACATGTGCTATGGCCATCAAGTACCTCCTACCAGATGCTCTTAAAGGGAGTAATGCTGACGATACATACTTAAAGACCGTACTTAAATACGGTGATACAACGCAAGCTACCGCACAGATTAAAGCCTGTGCTCAATACGGCATCCTTGCCACGTTTTACACCACCGGAACCAAACAAAAGCTTCTGTTTGAACTTCAACAGGGCTACCCAGTAGCAACAGGCATCCTTCATCACGGTCCAGCGACTGCCCCAACAGGTGGTGGTCATTACATGCTGTTGATTGGTGATGACGGAGCTAAGGGCATCTTCCACGATCCCTACGGTGAACTAGATAATACCAACGGCGGCTATGTAAAAGTCGGTGCTGGTGGTATGTCAGTTCGTTATTCCTGGGCTAACTGGCTCAAACGCTGGGAAGTTGATGGTCCTGGGACTGGTTGGTTTATGACTTTCAGAAAACAATGATTGAAGCAATCGTCTCAGGCACTGTTGCTGTCTTTACTGCTGTTGTTGCCCTTCATTCTCGTATGCACACTCGCATTAACGAAGTTGACTCACGTATTGACCGTGTAGAACTTCGCATTGCAGAGAAATATGTCCAACGTGAAGAGCTATCTTCAGCTCTACAAAAGATGGAGGATCACATGATCCGCATCGAAAATAAACTTGATCAGATCGTACTGAGAAATGGCCAGTAAGAAAGCCACTGAGGACATGTTTAACGAGCTTCATAACCTCGTAACAACTGAGTTCCTACAACGAATTAAATCTGGTGAAGCCAGCACACAAGACCTTAAGGCGGCGTGTGACTGGCTTGCCAAAAATGACATCAGTGGCGTTGCTTATGATGGCAACCCACTAGATAAATTGGCGTCTGTAATGCCTAAAATTGATCCTGAAATGGTACAACGGAGGCTGTATGGCTCAAAACACGTCTGAGTACTACAAACAGAATCCAAAGGCACGTCAACGCCGACAAAAACAGCAAGCAAAGTACAACAAAACCAACAATGGTTTGAAAATCCGTACCGATGCTAATAAACTAAACCGAAAACTTGGTACTTATGGCAACGGTGACGGAATGGATGCTTCCCATACCGGACCTACAAAGGGTAAACTTGAAAACCCATCAGCTAATCGTCGTCGCCCACGCAAAGGTCAACGTTACGCATGACACCGCTGCTGCCAACACCTGATCATTACCTCCAAAACCTAATAACCATGACAAGTCCTGAAGCTAAACGGCTCTGGAGAAGAGCCATTAAAGAGCACTTCAATTGTCAATGTGTCTACTGTGGAGAAACCTATGAATTACATGAACTTACATTGGATCACGTTCGTCCTCGCTGCTACGGTGGTGAAGACCTTACATCAAACCTTGTACCCTCCTGTTGGAGATGTAATCAGGCTAAAGGTAGCAATAACTGGCTCTCATTTATGAGGGCTACATTCGGTCATAATCCCTTGAGAGAGGGACTTATCTTATCCCATATTAACTAATCATGCCTGCATTATCCCCTGAGCAAAGGAAGCGTCAACGACAGCTTCAAATTCAACGTGAAGAAGAGAATGCGCGTGCCATGGCTCCTCGCCGTGGTTCAAAAGTTGCACGTTCTTCCATGAAAGGTGCTGCTACTAAAGGTGAAACCGTTGGTGGTGCACCTCAACGTGTTCGTGTTAAGAACTCCGTTAAAAGCAAGCAGCTTACTGCTGATGAAGCACGTACTCCTAAAGTAGAAGCAGGTAAGTCTGATCCTGAGTTTCGTCGGCCAACTCCTGCTGACAAGAAGCCAGCTACTCCCCCTGTAAAGGCTTCTGCCCAGCGTACCACTGCAATGCCTGCTTCGCGGATGACTCCCCCGATTCCTAAGCCGAAGCAAGAAACTAAAGCTGCTGCTCAATCTTACCGTGACAAGGAAGACACCAAGGGTACTTCGGTTGGTCGGTATCGTACCCTTTCTGAACACCTGGCTGCTGTACAAGCTAACAAAGCCATGAAGATTGGTTCTAAGATGGATACTAAGTCTGATGTGTACACCCCTTCTACTAAGGTAGATGGTGGTAAAATGGACACGTCTAAGGTAACCTCTAAGACTGAAGAGTACGATAAGAAAAAGCGTAAGAACCTTAAATAAGCATCTTCCTTATTAAACGATAGTGCCGCTCCAAACCGGGGCGGCTTTTTTCATGCCAGAATTTATTCCTGTTGAAACAAGATCTGACGCAATTAAAGCCGCTCAAACATACTTAGAAGATAAACCTTCTTTGTCCGGTGGTAACCTTTATGAGCTACCTAATGGGGATAAACTGCGGGTACGTAAAAAAGAAGGTGGACGACTTTCTGCTGAAAACTACAGTACTAAAGAAACTGCTGATGTTAAACGATCCAAAGAAGAACGTTTATTTAAAACAGAAGCAGAACGTGAAAATCTTTCTCAATTAAAAAGGGAAGCCAAGAAAGTATCTGAATCTACCGAACATCAATTTGTATCTGGTGGTAAACCTACAATTGTTGAACATAATGTTCGATTGGCTTCTGGAGGTTCAAATGAATACGTATCTTTATCTGATCCAGAGTTCAAAGTATTCAAAGATACGGTTGAATCTAAAGTCCACGCTGCTTATGGAGATAAGTATGTAGTAGATGTTGACGATGTAACAGGTTATGTACGTGTCATCCCTAAAAAGTATCACAACAAACTTCAACCTACAAGTCAACAACCTGGGTTAGATTTTGAACCTGGTATAGATATTGATCAAGCACTTAAAAATCTTTCTGGTACTGGGATTTCAACAAAATCAACAGCAAGTGTTCGATTTGCACCCCCTGCAACACCTGCACCTACACGTACTCCTAGCCCTAAACCAACTCCTAAACCAGCACCTGTTGCTAAACCTAAACCAGTTGCTAAGCCTAAATCAATAGGAACTAAAGCTGGTAGCGTTAGATTTAGTCGTTCTTTGATTCCTGCTGAAGCACCCTCACAAGAAAGGTTTGGTCCTTTTGGGATGATAGGTACTGTTGATCTTCCACATGAACGTCAGTTCAATTGGGACCGTTAGAGGTGCCTACAAGCTCCTACAAGGCCCCTTAAACCACCTTTAGGTACATTCTACCATACATGCCTGTAAAACGCCGTACAAACGATTCTAGAGGGGACTCCGTGTTAGAGTCCCTTCAACAGGACTTTAAACTATTTCTACAAGCACTTTGGGGACAACTGGATCTTCCCTCCCCAACACGTGCTCAATACGCTATTGCCGACTACCTACAACACGGTCCTAAACGTTTACAGATCCAAGCGTTCCGGGGTGTTGGTAAGTCCTGGATCACGGGAGCCTTTGTGTTGTGGACCTTGTTCAATAACGCTGAGAAAAAGATCATGATTATCTCCGCTTCTAAAGAACGAGCAGATAACATGTCCATTTTCTTACAGAAACTAATCATTGAAACGCCGTGGTTATCACACCTCCGACCCAAAAGCGATGATGCTCGGTGGTCTCGTATTAGTTTTGACGTTAACTGTTCTCCTCACCAAGCACCGTCCGTTAAATCAGTGGGTATTACGGGCCAGCTGACGGGTTCTCGTGCTGACCTGATGATTCTTGATGACATCGAAGTCCCTGGTAACTCCATGACTGAGATGATGCGTGAGAAACTCCTTCAACTCTGCACGGAGGCTGAGTCTATCCTTACTCCTAAACAGGATAGTCGAATCATGTACCTCGGTACACCACAGACAACTTTCACCATTTACCGTAAACTAGCTGAACGTAACTACAGACCCTTTGTTTGGCCAGCTAGAGTACCACGTAAATTATCTAATTACGAAGGATTAATTGCTCCTCAACTCCAAGAAGACATCGATAACGGTGCTGAAGCGTGGGATGTAACAGACCCAGATCGCTTTAGCTCTGATGATCTGCTGGAGCGGGAAGCAGCAATGGGTCGGAGCAACTTCATGCTCCAATTTATGCTTGATACGAGTCTTAGTGATGCAGAAAAGTTCCCACTTAAGTTCCAAGACCTTATCATTACCTCCGTTAATCCAACTCAAGCGCCGGACTCTGTTGTGTGGTGCAGTGATCCTCGTAATGTTCTCAAGGATCTGCCTACGGTTGGCTTACCAGGTGATTATTTCTACTCCCCGATGCAGCTTCAAGGAGAGTGGAGTGAATACTCTGAAACGATATGCAGCATTGACCCGTCAGGTAGAGGCACAGACGAAACAGCAGCAACGTACATAAGCCAAAAGAATGGCTTCCTTTACGTCCACGAGGTACGTGCATACCGCGACGGTTATAGCGACAACACCCTGTTAGACATCCTTAGAGGTTGTAAGAAGTATAACGTTACCAAACTTGTCATTGAGACTAACTTTGGTGATGGTATTGTCTCAGAACTCTTTAAAAAACACCTTCAACAAACCAAACAAAACATTGGTGTTGAAGAAGTACGAGCTAATGTTCGTAAAGAAGAACGGATCATTGACGCCCTAGAACCCATCATGAACCAACACCGACTCATCGTTGATCGTGGTGTTGTAGAATGGGACTACTCCTCTAATAAAGACGAAGCTCCAGAGAAACGACTCCTGTACATGCTCTTCTACCAAATGAGTAGAATGTGTCGGGAAAAGTACGCCATTAAACACGACGACAGATTAGACTCCCTAGCACAAGGCGTTAAGTACTTTACCGACGCCATGGGAATCTCTGCTCAGGAGACAGTCAAACAACGTAAAATAGAAGAGTGGAACGACATGCTTACTGCCTTTTTAGATGACCCTCAAAGTGAGACAAATCACCTTGTTTTAGGTATGAATTTAGACCAAAAAAGACAAGCTAGAGGAACTTCTAAAAACGGAGTCTCCACCTGGATTTAACGTTAACCAGCTATCTATACAGGGGAAGGGAGGGTGGACCCAACTCCTGTAATTGGGGGAGACCTAAAAATCTCCTCCTTTTCCTACTGGATAGAGAACACTTTATTTCATCTATTCTCCTCCCCCTTTTGAATCTTGGAAATCTGAGGACACTGATCCTACTGTCTGGCAACGTAATTACTAAGTTTTAAACAACCTTATGAGTCCCACCCACTCCGTTCAACCTTTGTTTCACTCTGTTCAACTAATCCACATCACTCCCGAAGCTGAAGAACTTATTAGCTACATGGCACGGGTATCTAACCCATCTAATCAAACCAACACTCAGACAAGTGCTAGGTTGATTAAATATCTTATTGAACATAACCATTGGTCACCTTTTGAAATGGTGAACATGTGTGTACAAATTAATACTACTCGGTCTATTGCTGCACAGATCCTTAGGCACCGTTCCTTTAGCTTTCAAGAGTTTAGTCAACGGTACGCTAATGCATCTCAACTTGGTAGTCCCGTTGTACCTCAATTGAGACTGCAAGATTTAAAGAATAGACAAAATAGTATTGAAATAGAAGATGAAGACCTATTCCTTCAACAGGAAGTAAAACAACT